AAAGAGGATCTTAATTTATAATGACTGAACCAAATCTACTTCATCAATATGCAAGTTTCAACAGTATTTTTTTTTTTTTTTTTTTGACAGCAGACGAAATAGCAGTTCCTGCCGAAACGTATAGAGCAAACGGACCTGCAAATGTAATATTTCGCAGCGGCGGCGGCGCTTCAAACAAAGTTACAACATTTTATGAAGATGCAATTGGTGGAAAAGTAGAATTTTTTATAGATGATCTAACTATTGACAGTTTGGTATCACCAAATCAAAAAAGTAGAGCCACAACTGCAACATTTATCGAATTTACAGTATCAGAACCATACAGCATGGGCTTGTTTATGCAAACATTGCAAATTGCAGCAATACAAAGTGGATATACAAACTATATTGAAGCACCTTTTATGTTAACAGTTGAATTTGTTGGTTTTGATGACGACGGAGACAGGCTTGTCACGCAAGAAGGTGATAACTTGATGCGTAACTTTCCACTTAAACTAACAAACATTGAATTAGAAGTTGACCGCGGCGGAACAACTTACAGAGTAGAGGCTTTGCCATGGAATGAGCAAGCATTTCTTGATAGTGCACAATCTGCAAACAGCGATATTCAACTGAAAGGTGCCACTGTAATAGAATTATTGCAAACAGGAGAGCAAGGCCTTACTACAATTTTAAATGGTAGGTTAGAAGAATTACGCAAAGCAAATCAACTTGCAGAAGCCGATGAAGTTATTATTACCTTTCCAAAAGATGTTGCAACCGTGGTTAGCCCTCCTGCAAATACTTCTGTGCCAGATGCAGGCAGCACAAAACCTAAAAGTAGAGGTTCAGGTGTAGGGAAGTTACTAGGTGCTGCAATCATAGGCGGTATTGCTGTAAATGAAATAAACAAACGTGGCGGTTTAGGCAACTTGTTAGGCGGTTTAGACAAAAGTTTAGGCGGATTACTTACAAATTTTAAAAATGGTAACACTCAAGGACTTTTTTCTAGTATCAGTGGATTTTTAGGTGCACAAGCACCACAAAACTTTGAAGGTTTCTTGAGTATGGTAACAGGGCAAGTGCTTACTAAAAGTTCTATAGGACAAAATCTAGCCAAAATAGCACAAACGCCCGAAAGTGTAAATTTTTTAGGCAATCAAAAAATTATTGAAAAGTTTACAGATCAAGGTCAAGCACCGATGGCTCAAACTGGTTTAATATATGACAAAAGAAACAAAGTAACCACTAGAGCAAAAAACGTTATAAGCAATAATGAACGTGTTTTTAACTTCAAAGAAGGCACAAAAACCACTAGGATTATAGAAGAAGTTTTATTATCGAGTCAATGGGGTAAAAATTTAAAAGATCAAAGTCCAGACGAAAATGGCATGATAAATTGGTTTAAAATAGAAGCTGAAACATATTTAAAACCAAATGTTGTGCAAGAAAATGTTTATGGAACCAATGCTAAAGTTTATCACTATAAAGTTACACCATATCTTGTGCATCACAGTCATTTACAAAACATGCAACAAGCAGGTTTGAATTATGATGCCCTTAAAGCAAATGCAGTTAAAGAATACAATTACATTTACAGCGGTGAAAATTTAGATATTTTAAGTTTTGATATTAGACTCAATGGCGCATTTAGACAGTTTATACAAAGTGATGCTAGTCAAGGAAGTGTTGATGCTAAAACAGGTGCAACACAACAAAATGCAGTAGCAGATAAAGTTGATCAATTGAGCTTAGACACTGAAATAAGTGGCACATTCAGTGCAACTGGTGCAGCATCTCAAGTTTTTAGACTAGCAACTTCCTCACAGGGCAGTGGCGGAGCAGGAATTGATAATAGTAAAATTAGATGGGCTCGTCAGTTTCATGATAATATTTTAGGATCAGGCAGTATTGACCTAGTCGAAGTTGATATTGAAATATTTGGAGATCCTTATTTCATAGCTGACAGTGGTTTGGGTAATTTTAGCGTAGGTCCAGGTGCTTTAAATATAAATGCAGAAGGACAAATGGAATACCAGCGCAGTGAATTAGATGTTATTTTGAATTTTAGAACACCAATTGATTATGATCCAGACATAGGAGATATGATATTTCCAGAAGAAACTGCACTTGTAGGACAATTCAGTGGACTTTACAAGGTAATTGAAGTGTCTAATAGGTTTTCCGGAGGTAGATTTACTCAAATGTTGAAATTGCTTAGACGTAGAGGACAACCTGATGATGTTAACACAGTTGGTGTAACAAACCAAGCATACAAAGTTAAAAATGCAGGTCCGGAAGAACAAATTAATAACCCATTTGAAGGACAGTAAATGGAAAACAAAAACGAAGAAACAAGATCAGTAGATCCTGGCAAAGTAGAATCGTCGCCAGGTCCGTATATTGCACGGGTAATAAAGCATGCCGATCCGTATTACCTCGGTGGGTTAGAAGTTGAATTATTGAAAACTAGCACAGCAGGTAATATTGGCGAAACATTGGGCCAAACTGTAATTGTTTATTATGCAAGTCCTTTTTATGGTGTTACTGGTGCACAGCATTTAGGAAAAAATGACAGTTATTCAAACACACAAAAAAGTTATGGTTGGTGGGCAGTGCCTCCTGATCCTGGCACATTGGTGCTTGTAACATTTGTTGAAGGCACAAGAGAGTTTGGTTATTGGTTTGCTTGTATACCTGAAAAAGGCATGACATTTATGTTGCCTAGTGGTCAAACATCAACAGAACAATTGAGTGGACCTGTTCCTAATACGCTGAAAGGTAAAAGACTACCTGCTGGCGAATACAATAAAAAAATTACAAAACCACAGACAAACAATGTTATCAAATACAAAAGACCGGTTAATGAGGATTTAGTTGCTGCATTAACTGAACAAGGATTAGTTGAAGATGACATACGAGGCATTACCAGTAGTAGTGCACAGCGTGAATTTCCTAGCATGGTCACAGGATGGAGCAGTCCTGGACCAGTTGATAAAAGAGGCGGATCGCCTCAAGGTGAAATTGGATTAAAAGAGTCTAAAGCTACTGTGCATGTAAATCGTTTAGGCAGTAGTAGTATTTTAATAGATGACGGTGATGACAAACTTATTAGGAAAGGATCACCAAAAGACACACCTTATGAATATGTTAACAAAGAAGCTAGTGAAAAAGGTGGTGATGTAACAAGACCTCACAACGAACTGATTAGATTGCGCACTAGAACAGGTGCACAAATCATGATGAACACAAGTGAGGATTTGATTTACATCAATAACAGCACAGGCAGTTGTTGGATAGAAATGAGCAGTAACGGAAAGTTAGATGTTTATGCTAAAGACAGCATCAGTTTTCATACAGAAAACGATTTTAATTTTACTGCTGATAGAGACATTAATTTTGAATCAGGCAGAGATGTAAACTTTTTAGTTAACAATAATTTAAATTTAAGTGTAGCTGTAAACTATGATTTGCTAGTTGGCGTAGATGGCAAAATTACAGTAAGAAATGATTTTGAAACACACGTAACAAATGATATGAAAACATTTGTTTTGAATGACAAGCATACAATTGTAGAAAATGATGAAAAATTATTGGTAAAAAATGATAAAGATACCATAGTTGAAAATGATATGCGAACACAGGTCAACAATGACAAAGCTGTTCTTGTAGCAAATGACCTATTAGAAACTGCACAAAACGATATCAGTATATTAGCCGGAAATCAACTTAATCTTACTGGCACAGCTGGCTTCGGCGGATACAGTGGCGGTGACATGAAACTTACTGCTAGTGGTGTAAATCATCAAAGATCGGGAGGCGATTTAAGATTGACAGCTGGCGGAAACAGTAATATTAGATCTGCAGGGCATTATGAAACTGCTAGTGTAATACACATGAACGGTCCATCCGCAGCAACAGCTACAAGTGTTGAACCTGGTGCACAAGCATCTGAGGCAAATGAAGCAGATGAAGCATTAGAAGCATTAAAGGCAAAATTTATGGTGCGTATTCCACAGCATGAACCTTGGAACGGCCACGAAAATTGGAATCCGCCTGAAACTGCACCAGACAAAACTGAAGCAGTAGAAACCAGTAGTCAAGATTTCCATTTTGAAGATAGAGATCCTCCAACTGATAGAACACCTATCAATGAATTACTAGGTAGACAAGAATGAGTATTTTTAGAAGTATAGGTGGAAGCATACAAAAAGCAGCTAAAAGTGCTTTGAATAGAACTGTGCGTAATGTTGTTAACAATACAATCGGATCAGCTGTATCAAAAATGCCGCCTATAGTTGGTGCAGCAGTTGGTGGATTGTTGTCAGGTCAAAGTTTAGGGCAGGTTGTTAAAGGCGTAGCAGGCGGCCTAATAAACAATGCTCTCAGTCAAATACCTGGAGCAGCAGGTGACTTTTTTAGAGGAGTTGCAGGTAGTATATTTGGCGGTGCAGGATTTAGTGCAAGTTTTAGCGGATTGCCTGCCAGTAGAAATCAACTTAAAAAAGCCACAACAAAAATTACAGATCCTACTGACCAAGAAGTTGAAATAACAATTGACACTTATTTGCAAGGTTTACAAGGTGGGTTAAGCACCACAGGAAATGTTAGCAGTGATTTGTTCGGAAGTGCTATAGGAACGTGCTTGGCTGGAACAGCACTTACAGGTGCTATTGGTGCCATAGCTGGTGATTTAAGTCCAGAACTTAAAAAAGCCACAGACGGTTTTGCTGGAGCCTTAAATGATTGTGTAGGAAAATTGACAGGTGATTTAGGAGAATCTTTGATTACTGTTCCAGGCATTGGTCCGTCACTTGGCAATTTTACCAAAGGATTAGACAGTTTCAGTAGAAATATTGGCTTTGCATTTAACGGTGTTCCTGCAACAGGACAGCAAGCATTAGGAACCATTGTGTTAGGTATTGGAGCAAACTTTATAGGCAAAAAGTTACGTAAACCAAAAGTAAAAAACACACAGGCTAGAGAAATACGTAACAAAATGAATTATCAAGAACATCCAGCTGCTCAATTGGATGCAATAGCAACTTATAGTTCTCGATTAGGTAAAAAATTAAACACACAATATGATGATCCTGCATTTGAAATTTTAGCACAAAAAGCAAAAAAAGCAGCCAAAGAATATAACAAAGTTATATTGAGAAAAGCTGATGGCTCATTTGGTTATAAAAATACTATCAGTGAAGATGTAAGCGGAACTATTACAAAAATACAAAATGGACAAATTGTTGAATACACATTACAGGATGTGCCTAACAAAAGCACTTCTCTTGCCACAAGTTTTTATATGGAAAACGATCCAGAATTTAACGAACTTGTAGTTTTAACAAACAAAGATCCAATATATATTAGATCATTAATTTTGTCCAGTGGATTGAGTGTTAAAGATTTTGCAAAAGAAGTGTATGCAGGATCACGTAGAGTTTAGGAAATAAATACAATATGGCTACAACAGATAAACCTTTATACAAAAACATAGTAATTTCAGGTAACTCTGAAACGCCTCCTGTTGTGAGTAAACAATATAGAGGTATTAGCACAGTAGCCAATCCGAAAAGTTTCAACTTGTATGATATAAATCTTATAAAACAAGACATTATCAATCACTTTCATATTAGGCAAGGTGAAAAACTTGAGAACCCAGAATTTGGCACAATTATTTGGGATATACTTTTTGAACCTTTTACAGAAGATATTAAAGAAGCAATTATCAAAAACACCACTGAAATTATTAACTACGATCCGAGAGTAAATGTAGACAGTGTAGTTGTAGATACTTTTGAAAGTGGTATACAAATTGACTGTTCGATTACATATTTGCCATACAGTATCACTGAAACAATGCGGTTAACATTTGACCAAAATGCTGGCTTAGTTTAATGTGCGCACATTATTAAATCAGGTAAATACACTATAATCGGAGAGCACTTACCATGTCATCAACAGATAGGCAAAATAGACTTCTTTTAGCTGAAGACTGGCAAACAATATATCAGAGTTTCAAGTATGCTGATTTCCAAAGTTACGACTTTGACAATCTGCGTAGAACTATGATCAGTTATATTAGAGAAAATTATCCAGAAGATTTTACAGACTACATAGAATCAAGTGAATATGTTGCTCTCATAGATTTGATTGCTTTCTTGGGTCAAAACCTTTCTTACAGAATTGATCTAAATGCTAGAGAAAACTACATCGAAACTGCTGACAGACGAGAAAGTGTCTTACCTTTAGCAAGACTTATAAGCTACAACGTAAACCGTAACGTAGCAGCTAATGGCTTACTTAAAGTTGCAAGCATAAGCACCACAGAAGACGTAATTGACAGCAACAATAATAACCTTTCAAGCCAAACTATTATTTGGAATGATGATACTAATCCTAACTGGTATGAGCAGTTTATAAAAATTATGAATGCAGCGTTACCAGTTAACAACAATTTTAGTCGTCCTATCAAAAAGTCTATTATCAATGGTGTAACAACTGAGTCATATAGATTCAACGCAACTAATACAGGTTTACCTGTATACAGTTTTAATTCTACTGTAGATGGAACCAGCAGAACATTTGAAGTTACAAGTTGCACAATAAATGATGATATTAAAACCCTAGAAGAAGAAGCACCGTTTCCTGGTAATAAATTAGCATTTACATATAGAGACAACGGTCAAGGTGCAGGTAGTGCAAACAACGGATTCTTCTTACATTTTCGTCAAGGTCGTTTGCAAAATAATGAATTTACAATTGATAATCCTGTGCCAAACACCACAGTGCAAATTGAAACAGACAACATCAACAACAGCGATGTATGGTTGTATAAATTAGACTCAAACGGCAACGAGAATGAACTTTGGACAAAAGTAGAAAACACTGAAGGCAACAATATAATCTACAATACAGTTGCTAAAAACCTACGTCAAATTTACAGTGTGCTTACAAGAATAAACGACAGAATTAGTTTGATTTTTTCAGATGGTGTTTTTGGCGAGTTACCAAAGGGCAGTTTCAAAGTTTATTATAGAAATAGTGCAAATGAAACATATTCTATTGCACCAGCTGACATGCAAGGTGTCAACATACAAATTCCCTATTTTTCAAAATCAGGACAAACTGAAACTCTTAATTTAATTTTGGATTTAGAATATGTAGTTGATAATGCAACTACCACTGAAAGCAATGACAGCATTAAAAATAATGCTCCGTCAACATTCTACACACAAAATAGATTAATCACAGGTGAAGACTACAATGTTGGTCCGCTGAGTGTAAGTCAAGATATTATTAAAAATAAAGCTATTAACAGAACTTCAAGCGGTATAAGTAGGTATTATGATTTGCGTGATGCTACAGGCAAATACAGTAACACTCTTATGTTTGCCGATGACGGTATTTTGTATAGGGAACAATTTACAGAAAAAACAAGTTTTGAGTTTACAACAAAAACAGACATTGAAGCAGTTGTAAACAACCAAATACAAGAAATAATCAAAAGCACAAAAATTAGAGATTATTATTACAAAAACTTTGACCGTAACACAACAGTCAGTGAATTAGATTACACATGGAATGCTACAACTACTGACACTAATATGACTACAGGTAAGTTTTTTGACCAATACAATATTGCAGTTGCAGTGAGCAGTTTTACTGAAGGTTTGATGAAATTTGTTGAACCAAATGCACTTATAAAATTCCTTGCACCTGCCGGACAATATTTTGATAAAGACAATAAACTTAAAAGTGGCACTCCTACTGCATTAGGCGATAAAACATATGTGTGGACAAAAGTTATTAGTGTATATGAAGATGGCACAGAAGATCAAGATGACGGATTAGGTCCAATTGTTTTAAATGATATCATTCCTACAGGATGTCTAATTGACGAAATTATTCCAAAATTCAACACTGAAATTGACAGTGACACAACACAGCAAATAGTTGATCAAGCCTTTGCATACAAAATATTTGGATTGCGTTACGATACAGACAGCAGAAGTTGGAAAATTATATTTGCAAATAACTTAGATGTAAAGAACGAATTTAGTTTAGGAAAAACAGGCAACAACAGTAATCAACAATTGGATGCAAGTTGGTTAATTTTGTTTGAAACCAATGGCGAAAAATACACTGTGACAACAAGAGTGTTACGTTATGTATTTGAAAGCGATGAACAAATTCGCTTCTACTTTGATGGTGCAAACAAAATATACGATAGTAGAACTGGGCAAATAGTATATGACACGATAGGTGTTCTAAGTAACAACAATTTGCCTGACAGTTTAACTAATTTTACACGTAATTTTAATTGGCAAGTTGCCAACAGTTATAAAAGCAGTGCAGGATATGTTGACAGTAGTAAATTAGAACTAACATTTTTTGACAGCGACAACGATGGAGTTATAGATGATCCAGATTTGTTCGATGAAATTGTTGCTCCAACTGTATCAGAATCAACAAAATACGTGTTCCAAAAGAAGTCAACAAAAAACGGTGAAGAAGTTTACACATATGTAGATGCAGATGCAGAAAAAATTGTTATTAAATCTTCAGAAGCAGCAGTAGGTGCACTCAGTTCTTTTGATAGTGCAACTGTGTTTTATCTAATAGACAAAAACATATTCAAAACTATTAATTCAGCAGGCACAGCATTAGAATTGAATATTGATTATCAAGCTCTAGTTGGTAGAGATAAAATAAGATTTGATTATGTCCATGCAGCAGCTGAAAATAGAAGGATCGATCCTAGCAGCAGCAATATTGTTGATGTTTATATGTTAACAAAATCATATGATACAAATTACAGAAAATGGTTAAGTGGCGAAATAGCAACTAAACCATTACCGCCTAGCAGTGATAGTTTATATCAAAATTACGGCGCTGAAATAAACAAGGTAAAAAGTATCAGTGATGAAGTTGTTTATCACAGTGTAAAATACAAACCTATTATAGGCAGTAAGAGTGAAACAGATTTGCAAGCAACAATTAAAATTGTAAAAAACACAGGTCGTGTCACCAATGACAATGATATAAAAACTAGAGTAATAGATGCAACAAACACATTTTTTGCATTGGAAAATTGGGACTTCGGCGAAACATTTTATTTCAGCGAATTAGCAGCTTATATTATGAATCAATTAAGTCCAGATGTTACCAGTGTAGTTTTGGTTCCTGCCACTGAAACACAAAGTTTTGGTAGTCTATATGAAATCAAATCTGAGAATGACGAAATCTTTATCAGCAGTGCCACAGTGCAAGATGTAGAAATAATTGATTCTATTACGGCAACACGTTTAAAAGCAAGCGGTAATGTTGTAACATCAGATGCAGTTTTAAACACTGGTATTCAAAGCAGTGAAACAAGTTCGTCTTATATAATTAGCGGAGGCAGTTCGTAAGTATGGCATACGATGACAATCAAAATGAGTATCCTATTCCTGGTAAAGATTCTAACAAAAGAACATCGGCTAGTTTACTGCCGAGATATTTTAGAACTGATGCTAACAAAAAGTTTTTATCTTCGACACTTGACCAATACACAAACCCGGGTGTTGCTGAAAAGTTAAATGGTTTTGTAGGCAGCAGAGTTGCTAAAGCTACAACTGTAGAGGACAACTATATTAGCGAAGTTACTACGGATAGACAAAACTATCAATTGGAACCGCATATAGTTAAAAAAGATGATTTAGCAAATGTTGTATTTGATGCTGATTATTTAGATTATATAGGACAGATAGGTGCCTTTGGTGGAAACACAAAAAATCACAGTTTGCTAAATGAACAAGAATTTTACGCCTGGGATCCTCATATTGATTTTGACAAGTTTTCAAATTTTAGAGATTACTACTGGTTGCCAAATGGTCCACAAAGTGTGCCTGTGAGAGGTCAAGGTATCGATGTTGTTAGCACATACAAAGTTACACTAGCCACAGATGATGACAACACAGCCTTTGTTTTTACACCGGATGGAAATACAAGAAATCCAAAACTCAAACTATATAGAGGACAAACTTATAGATTTGAAGTTGACACACCAGGACACCCTTTTAGCATTGCACTTAATAGAAACTTTTTACCAGGTGTATACGAAGATAGTTCTATCAATATTTCTACGCTTTATACAGATGGTGTAGAAATTGAACACGATCCAGAATCTGATTTAATCGACAGAGAAGATTTTGTCGGAGAAGGTTATGTTGAAAAAGGTGTATTGACATTTACAGTGCCAGCAAATGCACCTGATGACCTTTATTATATTTCGCAGTATGATATTAACACCAGCGGTGTGTTTAATTTGTATGGTATTGAAGCAGCCAGTGAAATTGATGTTGAAATAGAAATATTAGGAAAGAAAAGATATACCACAGCAGACGGCTGGGCGTTTTCAAATGGAATGAAAGTTTATTTTACTGGCAACGTTACACCGGCAAGCTATGCTAATGGCTTGTATTATGTCGAAGGTGTAGGCAAAGGAATACAGTTGATTCCTGTCAACAGTCTTAGTGTGCCTGCTATTTTTACATCTGATGCAATTGTTCCCTTTGATACAAATGCATTTGATACTGTGCCTTTTGGTGATGCAAAAAGTTTTGCTGGGTCAAAAGATTACATTGTTATACAACGTAGTGATACTTCAAGAAACGCTTGGGCAAGATACAACAGATGGTTTCATAAAGATGTAATAGAAACCAGCGCACGTATTAATAATCAAGTTGTAAATCTAGATCAAGCAGCTCGTGCATCTAGACCTATAATTGAATTTGAACCTAATTTACGTTTGATTAATCACGGTGTTAATGCCAAAACAAACGTAGATTTAGTAGATACATTTACCACTGACGTAGGAAGCACTATTGAAGGCTCGCTTGGTTATTATGTTGACGGCGTGCAACTTGTAGATGGCATGCGTGTTTTATTTCTAGCAGATAAAGATACATTTGTCAATGGTAAAATATTCACAGTAAAATTTATTACTCATAATAATAGATACCAACTCAGTCTCATTGAAGCAGACGACACAACACCTTTGTTAGATGAAACTGTGCTTGTAGAAAGCGGAGAAAAAAATGCTGGTAAAATGTATTATTATGATGGTAGTCATTGGCAATCTGCACAAGATAAAACTGGTCTAAACCAAGCACCTAAGTTTGATCTTTTTGACGAAGATGGATACAGCCTTGCTGATGAAACTTATTATCCTGCTACAGAGTTTGATGGTAATAGAATATTTTCATACAGAGTAGGCGAAGGCACCAATGACCCCGAACTAGGCTTTCCTATCACTTACAAAAACTTTGTGAACATAGGTGATATTGTGTTTGATTTCGATTTGTTAGGTAAATCTTACACTTATGAACTAGCAGGCGAAATAGTGCGTGTGCAAAGTGATAGAACTTATTTAGAAAAGAATGAAAACGGTGAACAAACATATGTTACTGCTTGGACAAAAGCAAATACATTGAGTTCTCAGTATGTTGTTAGAAAATACACAGGGCAAGACAAGCTCAATGATTTTGCAATAGATATGTTTGATAAAAGTTCTACACTTAATGATTTAACTGTGCAAGTTTACAAAAACAACGATTTGCTTTTTGAAACAATTGATTATAACTGTGTGAATGTTGGACAGTTTAAAACTGTGCGTTTGACTGCTGATATTGGTTTTAATGATATCGTAGTAATAAAAGCAAAAAGTAAAACTGCAAAAAATTCTAAAGGTTATTACGAAATACCGCATAACCTTGAACGCAATCCACAGAACAACAACATAACAGAATTTACATTAGGACAAGTAACAGACCATGTCAACGGTATAATTGCAGAAATAAAAGATTTCCAAGGCATTGCGCCTGGTGCAAAACAACTTAGAGATTTTGGCAATGAAAAAATGTATGGTAGAAAATTTGTTCAGCACAGTGGCTTGATAAATCTTGCAGCATACAGCATAGTTGATAATACCAGTAATTTGATCAAGTCATTGCGTTTTGCATCAAATGAATATTTAAAGTTTAAAAATATTTTTTTACAGACTGCAAAAGAAAGTAAATTTGATGGCACAGTTAAAGATCATGTTGATCAAATATTAAACACAATTAATCTTGATAAATCTCAAGGCATGCCTTTTTATTCAAGTGACATGCTTGGAATAAGTGGCAGCAAAGAAGTCACATATACTGTTTTGGATTCTAGAAATAAGTTTTATGCATTAAGTGAAGTATTTGATATTACAGCATTGAGTAGAAAAGCAGTTTATGTATATGTAAATGATGTGCAATTAACATATGAAAAAGATTACACATTTACAAACGATGGCTTTGTTCAAATTATTGCTGATTTTAACAATGATGATATTATTAAAATTAATGAATTTGAATCTACTGAAGGAAATTATGTTCCTATAACACCAAGTAAGATTGGTATGTATCCTGCATATTATCCACAAAAATTTATGGATACAACTTACGATACAAATACCAATGTTATAAGAGGACACGACGGAAGTTTAACAAAAGCATACAATGATTACAGAGACGATCTTTTACTTGAATTAGAAAAAAGAATATTCAATAATATCAAAATAAGATACGATTCTAATTATTTTGATATTCATGATTATGTTCCTGGAGAATATAGACAGGGTATTGATAAAAAAGATTTAGACGCTGTAATGATACATGATTTTCAAAAGTGGATGACTGTTGCAAGGTTGAAAAATTATACACAAAATGATTTTGTAGATCCGAACAACAGCTTTACATTCAATTACAGTAGAAGTGCAAGTCCAAAAGGCAACCAGCTTACAGGATTTTGGCGCAGCATTTACAAACACGCATTTGACACTGATAGACCTAATACGCATCCTTGGGAAATGCTTGGTTTTGCAAATGAACCTTCGTGGTGGGAAGAAGTATATGGCCCTGCGCCATATACAAAAGACAACCTTGTGCTATGGCGTGACTTAGAAAATGGCACAGTGAGAGAACCAAACAAAGCACTTGTAAGACGTAGAAAATATGTAAGACCAAATCTAACAAAAAATATTCCTGTTGATTCAAATGGCAACGTTGTTTCGCCATTAGACGCAAGTTTTGCACAATCTTTCAGCTACACACAAACAAGCGGAAATTTATTCAAGTTTGGCGATGAAGCACCTACTGAAACTGCATGGCGTAGAAGCAGCAGTTACCCATCTTCACTTTTATGTGCAATTATATTAAATCGTCCTGCACGAACTGTAGGGTTGGGTTTTGACAGAAGCAGAATCACACGCAACAAAGCTGGCAATTTAGTAAACAAAGATAACAACAAATCAATTAACTTAGCAACACTGACATTTCCAAAAGTGTTTGATACTACAATCAATTTAACATGCGGGTTGGTTAACTTTGTTGCTGAAT